TTGCTAAGAAGTTTGGTGGTTCGCCATCATCACTTCATACGCAACTTCGTTATCTTACGAATGAAATCCAATGGCAAGAAATTGAGGGGAAGATGAAAACTCCTGGTAAATCAATTTCACGTTATATGGATTATGCGTATAGTTGGATTGGTTGGGGCCATCACGGCGCCAGAACGAATTATGCTTATGATTATGCGTCCCGACTGATCACGGTAGAGGTTTAAACAACTAAATAAAAACGAATTGGAGGAAGGTGACTTCCTCCTTAAATTGTCCAATCACCATACGAACAAAATTATGACTGAACAACAACAACACCTCGTTCAACTTCTGCAACAACGAGCTGATCTAGATGCATCAATCGCCAAGAACAAAGAACTGTTCTGGAAAGTACAAGGAGCTATCGAATATCTTCAACAAACAGGAGTAACTCTTCCTGAACCAGAGACTGCAGAAGAAGCAACTGAAGCTCCTGCAGAAACCTCTGAGAGCACTGCTGGTCAAGGTTTCGGGGCTTGACATTCAATATGAGGTAGTTTATACTACCTCTATTGAGTCAAATAGTAGTATGATACTCTCATAGGCTGCGGGACTCAAACTCTGTGTAAGTCCTGCCCCTCCCTACTCACTAGGTAGATAGGAGGTTTTTATGGGCGTATGGTGAAGTGGATTATCACACGGCTCTTCTAAAGCCTTATCTCAGGTTCGAATCCTGATACGCCTGTTATAAAGGGTACAACAAGGAACGTTGTATTAAACAAAGAGTCCCCTATGCCACATCGTAGATTATCGTCGGTGGATACTCTTGCCCTACCCCAAGGGCGATTAACTCAGCGGTAGAGTGCCTCGTTTACACCGAGTATGTCGGCGGTTCGATCCCGTCATCGCCCATAAATAAAAATAAAACTTCAATGGAAGAATTATATCAGTCACTTTATGTTGCTCAGACCAGTCTCTTTTGTTTATTTCAAAAGACCTGGGTGTATCATTGGAACGTGATTGGATCTGATTTCCAACAACTGCATACGTTGTTTGGTGAACAATACAATACAATGTTTGAAGAGATCGATCGTCTCACAGAACATATGCGTTATCTGAGAATGAAAGCCATTGCTCCGATCAGTCGTGTGATTGAAACATCTCAACTTCCAGAAGCTACAGTGAATCCAAGTGACAAACTGATGATTAGCCAGTTGCTTGCTGATAACAAGAAACTGATTGAACTCTTGACGGATGTGATTGTTAAAGCTGAAGATGCAAAACAATACACCACATCAAACATCGCACAAGACTTGATTGAAACTCACGGTAAGTTCGTTTGGATGTTAAGATCGTTTTTGAAGGAATGACCAATGTTAACTATACGATGCAAGAGTTGTAATAAAGAACTCATCAGTCATCCCACACAAACCAGATGTTGTGGATGTTCAAATATGACATCCATTTGTGGTGATAAGATCTCTGCTGTTGACTTATCAAAGGTGGTTATGGTAAACTCATATCGTGAGGACAATAAAAAAAATGTTCTGACGAATGAAGATCTTGCTTTTCAAGAAGCAAGAAAACAACGTAAAGTCCGTAAGTTGGACTTCGAAGTCCGTTAAGGACTTATACTTTTTTGGATATTATGTTTTGAATAATTTCTAAAAATATTATAGTAGAGGTCCGGTTGGCCGAGGACGCCGCCTTGAAAGCGGTCGGGGTTAATAGCCTTCGCAGGTTCGATTCCTGTCTCTACTGTTCTTATAAATACCTAAAAAAGTCTTGTACTAATAATGGGTATTCAAATCAATGGTACTACTGATAGTATCACAGCTATTGATGGATCTCTAAGTTTATCTGGTGCTGAACTTGCCACTGTGAGTGGTGTGAATGTAACGGGTGTTGTTACCGCCACGTCTTATATTGTTTCCGCTGGTTCAACCTCTGCTCCATCAATCAGCCCAAGTGGGGATAGTAATACTGGTATTTTCTTTCCATCAGCTGATACCATTGCTTTTGGAGAAGGTGGTTCAGAAGTCGCTAGGTTTGATAGTAGTGGACGGTTGGGGATTGGTACTGTAAGCCCTGCATCTGGCGTAACTCTGCACGTAAATGCTAGTGGAGGTGGTATTGTTCGCGTCAGTAGACTCTCCGCAAGTGCTTCTGATTATGGTCAACTAGAACACGACGGTACTAACTCAACTCTTTCAAGCACAGCAGCTACTATATTTGTCACCAACAGTTCTGAACGAGCCCGCATCGACAGCTCAGGGCGTCTGTTAGTTGGCACGTCTACTAGCCGTACTGTTGAAGATCTACTAGGGAACGGTCCTCAAGGTCTAATTCAAATTGAAGCCGCAAATAGTGATGCCATCATGAGCATCATTTCTGCTGGCACAGCAGACGCAGGACGAGCAGGCACTCTAAGTCTTGGGCGCCACAGGAACTCAACCGTAGGCGCCACTCCAACGATTGTACAAAGCGGAGATACTCTTGGCGCCATTTGTTTTGCTGGCGGCGATGGCACAGACATGCGCACAAAGGGCGCATCCATTGCTTGCCAAGTAGACGGCACCCCTGGCGTTGATGACATGCCAGGCCGTCTAGTGTTCTCCACTACCGCCGATGGAGCGAGCAGCCCGACGGAGCGGATGAGGATTAATTCAAGTGGTCAAATTCTTGTTAATACAACCAGCGCCTCAAGTGGTGGCTTTGTTTCAACTACTTTTTTTGTTGTTAATTCGGGTGGCGCTCCTTGCGCTGGCTTCAGGCGCTCTGACTCATCAGGAACGAATGAGTACATTCGATTCACCGACGGCGATGATACGGATTGCGGATCTATTGATGTTAATGCAACGGCAAATACAACTGCTTATACAACATCATCGGATTACAGGCTCAAGCAAAATGTGCAACCTCTGCAAAATACAGTTGCACGCTTAAAGTCACTTAAACCGTGTTCATGGGAGTGGATAAATGCGCCCGGTGTAATGGGCGAAGGTTTTATTGCACACGAAGCGCAGGCTGTGGTTCCAGAAAGTGTTACTGGCGCCAAGGACGAAGTAGATGCTGACGGCAAACCTATTTATCAAGGTATAGACCAATCCAAGCTGGTTCCGCTGCTGACCGCTGCGCTGCAGGAAGCAATGGAGCGTATCGAGCAACTGGAAACCGAAATGGCTGCCGTTAAAGCCCAGCTCTCGTAGTCTCACTCACTCATCAATTTAATAAATAACTAAAACAACGGGGGAAAGTGAACCCAAATGGCATACATCGGTCGTGCTCTAGTACAAGGTAATTACGTTAAACTGGATGATCTACAACCACAGTTTAACGGATCGACCACTACGTTCACTCTGACATCAGGTGGAGCTTCATACACACCTGGTTCTGCAAACACTTTATTGGTATCTCTTGGTGGTGTAATTCAAGAGCCAATCGAGGCTTTTACAGTCATCAACGATCAGATTACCTTTGCAAATCCTCCCACAGCTTCCACATCAGTCTTCATCGTTGCATTAGGTGCAGCTGTCAGTATTGGAACTCCTGCTGATGGAACCGTTACTGCATCAAAGTTAGCTGATCCGTTCGGAACTTATTCTGGAACTGGTGGATTTATACTGAGTGGCATCATCAGTGCCACAAGTTTTTATGGTGATGGTCGTTATCTGACTGGTGTTTCTGCTGGTAAGTTTGTATCCGATGCGATTGGTATTACCACCAACACTCCTATCGGTGTAAATACTTCAACTCTTGTGGATCCAGATCTTGCTGGTATTGGTAATTCATTTAAGGGTGTTTATATTGGAAATGGTATGGTTGTATTTGATAATACTCTGAACGGAGCCCATTATATCGGAACCAACTTCAATGGTCTGATGGCAGGCCCTGTAACCATCGGTGGTACTCTGACCGTCGATGGCAATTATGTTGTGGTCTAAATAATAAAAAATAGGGGGAGAGTGAACCCGAGATGACCGTAATCAATCAAAACAGTATATCTGGTATTACGAGTATCACTGCAGCGAGTGGCAGTGTTCAGATCTTTAATTCTGATGGTTCAACTGGTTCATTAACCAATCTCGCTGGTGTTAATGTTGTTGGTGTCGTTACCGCCACATCATACGTTGTTTCAGCAGGCACCACCAGTGCTCCATCCATTAGCCCAAGTGGGGATAGTAACACCGGTATTTTCTTCCCATCGGCTGATACCATCGCGTTTGGTGAAGGTGGTGCTGAGGTAGGTAGGTTTGATAGTTCAGGCAGATTGGGAATTGGCACAGCTTCACCTTCTGCGAAATTAGAAGTATCTGGTGGTGACATTAATATCTCTACTAATGGACAATTTTTAAGAGGAAAAGATGGGGCCGGAGATCATAAAATTCTGTTGGGATACAGTGCCGCACAAACAGTAAGACTTAGTGAGTTTTGTTATCTAGATGTATCAAATAGCCGTTTCGGGATTGGCACTACGAGTCCTGTATCAGCCTTAAACGTAAGTGTTGCTGACGGTGGAAACGTCACGATCTCAAACACCAACGACGGTCATACAGGTGCCCTGGCTTTTGGTGACACAAGTAGCAACACTTCCGGACGAGTCTCTTACGATCATTTTAACGACTCAATGCGGTTTGATACCGCAGGCACAGAGCGCGTCCGCCTTGACAGCTCGGGACGCCTTTTAGTTGGCACGTCTAGTCAACTTGGAAACGGAATTATCCAAGCAAAAGCAAATAGTGATTCTTCCACTGGTGAGGGTATTTTGCTTCTTGCTAAAGGTGATGGCGCAACCGCTGGTCAGAATCTTGGGCAAATTAAATTTACAAATTCCACCGGAAATCAAGCTGCATGGATCACAGCACTCGCAGATACAGGATGGGGCGGAAGTGGATCGGGTGACTATCCAGGCGCTTTAACATTTGCCACGACCGCCGATGGAACGAGCAGCCCGACGGAGGCGATGAGGATTACAAGTGATGGAAGAGTGTTATTTGACACAACAGGTACTCCTAGTGCAAGCGTAACCGGAGCGGCATTTACGCCACAAACGAATGGTCGGATGTCCTTGTTTTCATCCACCAGCAGCACGGCTTCACAAAAGCACGTATTGTTTTTTAATCCAAACGGCGAAGTTGGCTCTATTTCAACAAACGCTTCGGCCACGGCATACACGACTTCTTCTGACTACCGCCTCAAAGAAAACATTATTCCGCTCACTGGCGCATCGGAGCGTGTGCTGCAACTCAAGCCCAGCCGCTTCAACTTTATCGCTGATCCCGATATACAGGTTGATGGTTTCATTGCTCACGAGGCTCAAGCCGTTGTTCCTGAATGTGTTACTGGCGAAAAGGATGCCGTCGATGACAAGGGCAATCCCATCTACCAAGGCATCGACCAGTCCAAGCTGGTGCCGCTGCTGACCGCTGCGCTGCAGGAAGCCATCGCCAAGATCGAAACCCTCGAAGCCAAAGTTGCAGCCCTTGAGGGCGCGTAGTCCTACTCACTACCATTTTTTATAATCTTTTCAACACTATCATCAAACCCTAACAAAGTTGACAGTTGAATATTACTCACTAACATAACTAGTAGTATTCAACTTAAACCTTATGGATCAACGCACCTACGACAATTGGGTGAAGATCAAGGAGACGTTTGAAACGTCTGGTAATACAGACAATATGTTCTACAAAAGATCAGTTGAAATCGTAAAGACCAGAAAAGATCCTCTGGCTAAATTTCTTGGTGATGAAAAATGATGCACGAACAGGAGGAATTGGTAACTCGTTCTGAAGTTCAGGAGATGATCGATGCTTCTATACGAAGGCACAATCGGAATGCTTCCATTATTTCTATGTGTGTTGGGTGGGTGGTTCTTGCTTTATTTGCTGAAGGATTGCTAAGACTTGTTGGGGTGATTCCACCTCTGTTGCCGTGGCTCAAAATTACTCTCCAATAATCTTTTTGATTCCTTGGTTTGTTTTGGTTGGAATTGCACTCTCAATGATTGCACAAGGTTGGATGATTATGAACGCCCATCACGGGTATTCAAAAAGCCCAAAGGTAAAACACCCAGAAATGAACGACGTTAAGGCAGGAGATCCATTACTAGTGGTAAGATTCACAGACGAAGACATCGATGAACTTCAAAGAAGAGTTCTACAACAAAAGATAGATGAACTATTTGAAGAACCATCCAGTTACGAGGACGAAGACGATGAATAAAGTAATTTTCAATGCAATGACTATTTTTGGTCTTATTGGACTGTTTATTCTCTGGGGAATGAACAATGCTTACCCCCATTAAACAACGATATGCATTTGCAGCATCAGCATTTGTAAGAATGTGGGGGCACAGTTCATTACACGATCGTCGTATTGTAGAATTCTGTGAGGTATGGGCCCACAGAACTGATGATGCTCCATTGGATGATAGGGTAGTGGATCAATACTTCTATTACGAATTTAAAACTTGGAGAGGATATTGATGGGGCACTTCTCACGTTGGGTATTAGAAAATCCATATACGCTTGGATTTCTTGGTTACATTCTGATTGTTCTACCGATTATGGGTATCTGGGCCATTCATAAGTACAACTGGCAACACTGGGCTCCATTTGACAAGGGGCATAAGAAGTAGTATAATTAGTTTTGTTATTAACGGGGTGTAGCTCAGTTTGGTAGAGCAGGGGCTTTGGGAGCTTCAGGTCGCACGTTCAAGTCGTGTCACCCCGATCCAACTATATAATACAAATGAAAAGGATTACGGTTAAAGAGTTGGAAGAAAATTTTGAACTATATTTCGAACAAGTCGAACAACAAAAAGAATCCTTTGTCTTCGATTACAAAGGTAAAGATATGATGTTGATTCCTTATGACGAAGACTATTTGAAACTTTATACTGAAACAAACGAAGCACCATGAGCACTATTGTATTTGATCAAGAGTTCCGTATCGCACGAGACACTCCTTCTGACATCAACGAACATATGGATGTTTTGAAATCACTTGCTGATGAAGTCAGTCACGTCACCGAAATGGGAACTCGCACTGGTGTCAGCACTCGTGCATTTTTGGCTTCGGATGTAACTCTCCGTGCATATGATCTTTTTCTCGATGGTCGTATGGTTGAACTGTTCAAACTTGCCGCTGAAGAAGGTAAGGATGTTCAGTATATTCAATCGAATGTTTTGGATGTGGAGATCGATGAGACTGATCTTCTTTTCATTGATACCTGGCATTGTTACGATCAACTGATTGCAGAACTTAAACTGCACGCTCCAAAAGTTAAAAAGTACATTGCATTTCACGATACACAAACCTATGGAACTCGCAGTGAAGAGTTTATGGGTCGTGTAGGAAGCAATGGTTTGTTGCCTGCAATTATTCATTATATGATTGAGAACCCCAAGAAATGGCAGTTCAAGATTCATAGGACTAATAATAATGGGTTGACGGTTATCGAACGAATAGGCAAGTAACCGTCTAGGGGGCTGTCGCCTATTGGTTAAGGCCGTCGCCTTATAAGCGGCTGAACCGAGTTCAATTCTCGGCAGCCCTATCAAACCCCTTGACGACCTCAAGGTTTCCCCTTATAATAGTCAGGTCAACATTCAAAACAATGTCTCTCATTTCAAAGTTCAAAAAAGATGTCAGCACTCTCAAGTGTGCGGCTGCAGGTGAATATTATCTTGATGTAAAGAATCCAAAACTTTTCAAAAAAGTGCGACGTTTTTATGAGAACGAAGGTGTGGTATTTTCTGGTGATCCTCTTGACGATTATGATATTCTGATGGAGTGTGTTGCACAAGATCTGGAAAGTGCAGGAGTGGTGGTATGACAAAGGTTCTTCTTGAACGAGATGGTTTCCGTTTTGTAGAAAGAGGTCTTATCGAACTCAATGGAAAACCAGATTATCGTTTACAAAAGAAAGACGATTACACAAAACACTGGAATGACATTTATCTCTTTGATAATGGTTTACAATGTACTACTGCTATGGAAGACATTGAGTATGCGAAATGGTTAGCAGGTGACCCCTGTTACATTGATGAAAACGATATTGAATATTGGAATGACTAGTCTCGGAGTAGACTATAAACTCTGCCCTGGTCGGGAACCCCCCTCGATGAGTTTCCAGTTTCTTTCAAAAACTGGTGGTGCGGAACATCTGCAACGGTTTCCTATTTTTCCGTTCGTCTAAAAGAATAGGTGGCGAGCCTGAGTTACTGAGGTGGGTTGCATAAACCCACCTTTTTTTGTATAATACATAGAGAAGAGATATTATTTTTTCGATGAGTCGATTTCATAAGACAGCACTTGTTCTTGGTGCTGGTGGCTTTATTGGAAGCCATATGGTTAAAAGATTGCGATCCGAAGGATATTGGGTTCGTGGTGTAGACCTTAAGTATCCAGAGTTCACTGATACAGAAGCGAACGAATTCATTTTAGGTGATCTTCGAAACGAATCATTTGTGAAACGTTGTATTCGTTTTGCAGGAGATCAAGGTAATTTCTATCACAGCGTTCCCGAAAGGTATCTGATGCCTTTTGATGAGATCTATCAGTTCGCTGCTGATATGGGTGGTGCTGGATTTGTGTTCACGGGAGAACACGATGCTGACATTATGCACAACTCTGTTCAAATCAATCTGAATGTTCTTGAACAACAACGTAAGTTCAATGAACAAACTGAACTGAATCAAACCACTATTTTCTATTCTGGATCTGCCTGTATGTATCCAGAACACAATCAACTTGATCCTGATAATCCAGACTGTCGTGAAGAATCAGCCTACCCTGCCAACCCAGACTCCGAATATGGATGGGAAAAACTGTTCTCCGAAAGATTGTATCTGGCTTATCACCGTAATTACGGCATTCCAGTTCGGATTGCTCGTTACCACAATATTTTTGGGCCCGAAGGAACCTGGGAAGGTGGAAGAGAAAAGGCTCCAGCAGCAATCTGCCGTAAAGTTGCTTATCTTCCAGAGGCAGGTGGATGCATCCAAGTGTGGGGAGACGGTTTACAAACTCGTTCCTTCTTGTTCATTGATGAATGCATCGAAGCAACCCGTCGATTAGTTGATGGTGACTTTGTTGGCCCTGTGAACATTGGTTCAGAAGAGATGGTGACAATCAATCAACTTGTTGATACTGTTGCCAAAGTATCTGGAAAGAATGTAGAGAAACAACACATCGATGGCCCTCTGGGTGTTCGTGGTCGTAATTCAAATAATGATTTGATTCGTGAAAAACTTGATTGGGATTATTCTATGACTCTCGAAGAGGGTATTCGTAAAACCTACGAATGGATTTCCTGGCAAGTCTGTAAGAAAACATATTCTTGAAATAAATGAAGGTTACTATTCTCGGTTCCAGTGGTCAGATTGGTGCATATCTGACCGAATATCTTCGTAACAAAGGGCATATCGTTCAAGAGTTTGACGTTGCGAATGAGTCTTGGCAAGATATGACACTCATTCCAAACGTTAATTTGCACGACGTTCTTAACGATACAGACTTCTGTTTCTTTCTTGCATTTGATGTTGGTGGTTCTCGTTATCTCAAGAAGTATCAACACACTTACGACTTCATTAATAACAACAGTCGTATTATGGTCAATGCATTTCAATATCTGAAACGATACAATGTTCCATTTGTGTTCGCATCATCACAGATGAGTAATATGAGTTACTCACCTTACGGTGTTCTAAAGAATGTAGGAGAACTCTATACAAAATCACTGAATGGTCTTATTGTAAAGTTCTGGAACGTGTATGGAATCGAGAAAGATTATGAAAAGTCACACGTTATCACAGACTTTATCAAGAAAGGTTTTGAAACTGGTGTGATTGATATGTTGACTGATGGTCAAGAAGAAAGAGAGTTTCTTTATGCAGAAGACTGTTGTGAAGCTCTGGAAACAATTATGTTAAACTATAGTGAGTTTCGTTCAGAAGATAATCTTCACATCACCAGTTTCAATTCTACTAGAATCATTGACATTGCATCAATGATTGTTGGTCAGTTTAATCTGATTGGTAAGAACGTAAATCTTCAACCATCTGAAGAAAAAGATACGGTACAACTTGACAAACGAAACAAACCTGATATGTTTATTACAAGGTGGTGGCAACCAAAGACAACTCCACAAGAAGGTATCGCTAAAGTATTTGAGGCAATGAAAAATGATTGGGTTTGATGCACTGGGAACAATGGGGCGTCTGGGAAACCAGATGTTTCAACACGCCTCATTGAAAGGTATTGCAAAGAATAATGGGTATCAATACTGCATTCCTCCAAAGGATCCGAGTACTCAGATCGATAACTATGGGCTTCTGGATGCATTTGAAATGACAACTGTAAAGAACATCAAGTTCTGTTATCATTTTATTCCCGTTCAAGAACCACACTTTCATTTCGATGAAAACATCTTTAACAACTGCCCTGATGGTGCGAACGTTGCTGGATTCTTTCAGAGTGAAAAATATTTTAAGAATGTAGAAGATGAACTTCGTCAAGACTACACCTTCAAATCCGAATGGTTAGAACCTTGTCAAGAGTTTATGAAACAATTTGAAGGTCAAGAAGTTGCCTTTCTACACGTTCGTCGTGGTGATCCGAATCTTGTTGATGCCCGTGGATTTAAGTGGGCGTATGTGAATTGTCAAGATCAACATCCAGTTCAACCTCTGGAATATTATGAAGAAGCTTTGAAACTTCTGCCTGAGGATATGCCAGTACTGGTGTTCTCTGATTCGATTGACTGGTGTAAGGAACAAGAGTTCTTTGCTCCTGATCGGTTTATGTTCTCGGAACCTGAAGATAAGTATTCTGACGGTGCATTGGTTCCTTATATTGATCTCTGTCTGATGTCTTTGTGTGATCACGCCATTATCGCCAACAGTTCAATGAGTTGGTGGGGTGCTTGGTTACAGAAGAATCCAAACAAGAAAGTCATTGCTCCAAAGATGTGGTTTGGGCCTGCATATTCATTTCACGATACCAAAGATCTCTACTGTGAAGGATGGACTGTTCTATGAGATTGACCAATGTTGCTGTTATCTTTATTGGAACTGATAAGTATCTTAAGTTTCTTCCTACCTGGTATGAAGCTTGTGAAGAGTTTTTGATCCCTGGTATTTCAAAACAGTATCTTGTCTTTACTGATGGAAAACTTGAAGGAACTCCAGATAATATATCGGTTTATTCACAAGAACATTTACCTTGGCCTTATATCACACTTCTTCGATTTGGAACAATTCTAAAAGCCAAACAAGAACTTCAGAACTATGACTGGGTTCTGTTTCTTGATGCTGATATGCGAGTGGTTGATACGGTAACACCAGAGGATTTGTTTTCAACCAAACCATACATCGGAGTGCATCACCCTTGTCACTATATGAAGATGCCTCCTCACAATCAGTATCCTGGTGCATTCGAAACCTATGATAAATCTACGGCTGGTATCACTGAACAGGATGATACCTCTGTTTATTTTCAAGGTTGTTTATGGGGTGGATCAGTTCCAGAAGTGATTGAGATGATGGAAGAGTTGTCTCTGCGAACGGAGACTGATATGAAAAATGATATCATCGCCAAGTGGCACGATGAAAGTCAGATGAATAAGTTCTTTGCAGAACGTCGATCTGATGTTCACGTTATGCATCCTGCTTTTGCCTTTCCTGAAGACTTTGCATCACAATGTCAGTTTGATCCAAAGATCATTCATCTCTCAAAAGATAATTCCAAATATCACAAATGATACGGCGACCACCG